AATTTCAATAATCCGGCTCTCGGCCACAAAGACTCGGGACAGGTCGAGTACCATGGGCGGGAGGTTCTTGTGACCACGCGGAATGGTAAGCTGGGTCTGGGAAATCATGGTATCCTTGTTAGCAAAAAGGGGAGCGAGTCACCCCGCTCCCCTTCTCTATAGCTCAGAAACCTGCGTCAAATTTACCCTTGAAACAGCTTCATGAAGTCTGCATCAGAGAGGTTGGGGTCGAGCGGGTTGAGAGACTTGGTCGCCGCAGCCGCTACAACCGGTGCAGGAGCAACCGGTGCAGCGGTCGCCGCCTTGGCAGCCTTGGCCGCAGCCAAAGCACGCTCCAGAGCAGCTACCTCGTCCGTGGCCTCTGCCGTCACCACCGGGGCAGGAGCCGGTGCAGCCACCACGGGTGCGGGGGTCGGAGCCGCCACAACCGGAGCGGGTACCGGGACGTTCTTGGCCGTCACTGCCGCAGACGGAGATACGCCCCGGGAAGCCTCGCGCTTGGTTCCCGCATCAAAGATACGGTCAATGTCGTCCGGGTCGCCGCTGGACGCTACCAGAGCCGAAATCTGCTCCGCCGTTAGGGTGCGGGTGGTCGTGGTCAGGTCTGCACACGCCTCCCCGGCCTTGGCTAGCTGCTCGGTAGAGAGCGGAGCACGCTTGGCAGCAATGTACTTGCGCCCATCCGGACCTGTCACAGACTCCTTCTCGTAATCCACAGCGTAGGTGGTGTTGAAGCGCCCACCGGCCACCTTGGTTACGGTCACCCACACGCCCTCGCTGGGGTCGGTGCCGTCAATGCCCTGCTCGGAAGACAGCTTCTCAAAAAGGGCCTCAATCTCCTTCTTGGCCGTCGTCGGGAGGGGGATGACAACAAACTCCCCGTCCTTGGTCATGGCGTTGATGTGGTACTTCTGGTCACGGGAGTGCTGGTCGAGCCACGCCTTCAGGTGCTCGGTCGCCTCCGTGATATCCTTGTCGCTCTTGCCCTGCGCCTTGAGGTTATTGACCCGGGCGTCGAGCATGTTCTTCTGGCTCTCGATACGAGAGCACTCCGCGCACGGGACCGTGACCATCTTGGTCTTGTAGTTCATCTCCATGGGGCAGCGGAACGGACGGGACTTCGTCTTGCCCGGGTTCTTGCTGTCGTTGCCACGGTAGCCCCAGTGCTGGGCGTGGTACTGAGCCCAAGCGCCCTTTGCGGCCAGAGACTTAAAGGGAGGCATGACGCGGAAAACGTTCACGCCATCCTTCAGGTTCTGAATCTTCGTGCCAGTGTAGGACTGAGCGCCGTACTTCGCCTTACCAAACGGATTAGAGTCGGACATTGTGTATTGTAGTGGGTTATGGGCTGGAGTTATTGATTAGCTCTTCTTCGACTTCTGCTTCTTTTCGGTAGCCTTCTGCTTCACGATGCCGAATGCATTCAGCACCTCGTCCGTGGTTACCGTACCGGACACATTGATGACGGTGGTATTACCGTCAAACAGCTTGGCCATGTTGTCGGCCTCGTCCTTCGTTAGGCCCGTGATAACAACCGGGACAACAGACTGATTCAAACGCTTGTCCGCCGCAATGCGCATGGCGTCCTTCTCAATAAACAGAAGGTTCATTACGTCCCCTAGCTGGGCACGTAGAGTCTCGCGGACGCCATTGACAACGTCCTGCTCGCTCTGGACAACGTAAGTCTTGGTAAACTGCACGTTGGGCGGGTCCACCTCCAGCGACTGCCCAATCTCGTCCACGGTCTGGTCGAGCAGGGAAGACTGGGTCATTCCCAGACCGGACGAATCCAGCGTGGGGGAAAGCTCGGCGGCAATCACCTCGTACAGACGCGCCCCGTTGACGTTGACGGTCTGCCCCTCCTGCTCTGCAATGGTAGCAAACTGCTTGGTCGCCTCGGGCTCGCCCAGTACAATGAGAGCGGAAGTCACCTTGCGAAGCCCCTGCATGTACTCGGCAATGGCGTCGGGGAGAAGCTCCTGCGCCTGCGCCTTGGCGGTCGCACGCCCAATGTACGTGCGGGGGTCGCCACCCGAAAGCTCCTGATTGGCGGTGGTCTTCAACTGGTCAATTCGGTTAAGGATAGTGTCAAAGTTGCCCATGTATATTTAGCCCTCTACTGCGTCTGGAGACTCTTCAAACTGCACTGCGCCCAACGGAGACTGAATAACCTCTACTTCAACGACTTGGAATGGCTTGGCTTCCTGCGTCTTCGTCCATACAGCTACAATAACTGCCCCCGTCAAATCGTCTGCAAGGTCGGCGGACAGCTTGCCCTTGCGGTCTGGCCACAACACCGAGCTATAGCGTGCGGAATCAACGTCCAGTACCAATTCCATGGCCTCCTTGTCCCCGCCGTAGCGGAAGCGGCGGCTGGACACTACGTAGGAAGCCGTGGCTACCGTGTACGGGCCGACAAAAGGAGTGAGCGTATTAAGATGGTCAATAAATCGAGGAGGAGCAAAGCGGGCCTTCTTGTTCCCGTACCTGTACACCCAAAGTCCGTTCGCTTCAAGAACAATCTGCGGGTGGTTGAGGATTGGTAGCAGGGGCTGGCTGTAGGCCGGGAGGATGGCCTTGCGCATCTGGTAGCGCACCAGCGGAGACAGGTTGATGAACTCTGCCTTGACCTTGACCGGCTTCTTGCCTGACACCTGTGCCACTACGCGCTCGTACTGCTCCAGCATGTCATTGGTGTCCGACATGCCCGGGAACAGGCTGTCCATGGCCCCGGAAACAACGAGCTTGTACACCACACCCCGGTTGAGGGCAGAATGACCCATCTTCTTGGCCATGACCACAGTCTCGGCCCCGGTCTTCTTGTCCTTCTTCTTCTTTTCGACCATGGTCGCCAGCTTCTCTCGACGGTTTTGTACCTTTTGCACAAACTCCTCTAGGGAGGCAAACGGGCGTAGTTCGCACATCTCCTTGTGCGCCCCCTCGCCAATCCCATGGAGCAGGGACAGCGGGGCCTGAATGCGCTCCCCTACAATCTCAAACTGGTCCCCGGACTTGGAGATATCCGGCAAGTCAATGAGGTGACCGCAGTGCTTCCAAAACTTCTCGTTCACCTCGTCCTTAGAGGCGTTGCGGAGCACCGCCGTCCACCACTCCAGCGGGTAATGGTACTTGAGGAACGCACAAGCGTAGCCAATCAGGGAATAGCAGACGGCGTGACTTTTGTTGAAACCGTATCTACCAAAAACCTGAAGAAAGTCCCATAGCTGGCGAGCGCCTTCTTCTCCCAACTTGGCGATTGCTCCGGGCATGAACAGGTCGCGGTGCTTGAGGACCTTGGCCATCTCCTTCTTAGCAATATCTCGCCGGAACGCTTCCGCTTGGTCAGCGGTAGTGCCGCCAATCTCCCGGAACGCATACTCCAGTTGCTCCTGATAAACAATAATCCCGTAAGTCTCAGGGAAAAGCTGGTCAAGGAGAGGCATGCGCCCATATCCTTGCTCGCCCTTGGCCCGCTTGGAATACTCCACGAGCATGTTGTGGACCGGTTGCTCTAGGTCGTCCATTACCATTGCGTCCAAAGGCCCCGGACGGTCTAGGGCGGTGAAGGCAGCCAATGACTCAATAGAGTCCAGCGCCTTGTGCCCAGAGCCGTCCGATTTCAAGAAGTTGAACTCCTTCAACCACTTCTTTGCTCCGTCCGTGTTAAACTGAAACACGGTGTCGGTCTCGCTCCGACAAATCGTGTCATATACCGACTGGTCGTCCGGCAAGTCCCATACATCGTACAGCTTCCCGCCAAAAGGAACCACGCGGTAGTAAGGTACAGCGCGGCCATTGAGAGTGTACGTGCCTTCAATCTTTTCGGAGGCCCGAGAACGAATGAGCTTCAGGGCCTCGGAAATGTCGAGCAACGTGTTCAGCCCGAGGAAGTCCATCTTCACGCCCCCGGACTTCTCCACGGGGCCAGCCGTGTACTGGGTGACGCGAACGTCACTGACTAGCTGGAGGGGAATGAAGTTGGACACGGGCTCGTCCGTGACCACGTAGGCAGAGGCGTGGCGACCCTTGTTGCGAACTACGCCCAAGCACTTGACCACAATATCCCACTGCTTGGGGTACTTCGCAATGTACTCCTTCAAAAACTCGTCGGTTTCGATAGCGCCCTTGACCCAGCCGTCCGCGCCATCGTAGCCAAAGACGTAGTCCCGGTCGGAAATGCCCTGCGGGGGCATGGCCATCTTCTTCGACAGCTTCTCAATCTCGTCCGGCACCTTGCCGTAGGTAGCGCGGGCCACGTCCTTGATGGAAGACTTGACCTTCATCGAGGTGTCAACCGAAATCTGAGCGTAGCACTCGCCAAACCGCTGCTTGAGCCAGCCCTTGTCCGGGTCCACAAGAATGTCCCGGTTCGGCAAGTCCATATCAATATCGGGGAGCTTGCCGGAAAGGATACGAGTCTTCGTCAAGAACCGGTCCATGGACAGGTTGTAACGAAGCGGGTCCGCGTGGGTAATCCCCAGCAGGTAGGTGAGCAGCATGCCCGCTGCCGAGCCACGGCCCGGACCCGTCAACTGCTCCTGTGCCGCAAACTGGGCAAGGGCCTCCTCTGCGAGGAAGAAATAGGGGAGCAGGTCAATCTTCCCGTTGCCCTGAATCATCGAGATTTCAGCCTTCAGCCGCTCCACATACTTCTGGTTCGTCCAGTCCATCCGCCCGTGCTTGTCAATCAGGGCCTTGAGGTGGCCGAGCGTGTTGGTCGGATAGAACGACTTCGGCAAGGACACTCGGTCATTAAACTTGAAGCCCTTGAACTGCTCCGCCCATGCGTGGCTGTTGTCAATCCAGCCCTCAAACGTGGCGCGGTCAGTCTTCATGTACTGGGCAAAGTAGGCGAACGCCTCCTCGCTCGACTGCCGGTGGTAGTTGCCGTAGAACTTAAAATTGTCGCCCATGGAGGCAAGGCGAATCTCCTGCACAATCCGCTCGTCCGGGTGAGCGTAGTGGGAGTCGTCCGAAATGAGAATGCGGTGGCCGTACTTGCCCGCAAAATACTGGACAACGCGGTTGCAACCTAGCTGGACGTCTCCATCCGGAGCCCATGGGCGGCACTCGTTGGGCATGAAGTCCGAAATCTTCTTGACGCCCACGATGACCTTGTTGCGCTCATCCCACTTGCTGTAGTTTTGCACAGCAAGCAGCCGGTCAGTCTCGTGCCCCTTGCGACCGAACGACTTCGCAAGGTCAATGGCCTTGATTTCGCCACCCTTTTCGGTGTTCAGGCCCTTGTTGTCGTAGAACTTGTCAACCGAATTGTCCTCGTAGGTAACGAATACCCCGTTGACCCAGTTCTTGTCGCAACGGTGCGGGAAGACCTCTACAAAGAAGTGGTCCGGCTTGACGATTTCCGAAAGCCGCCGGTAATACGCCTCGGCAATATCCACGCGGTTATGGTTCAGGACGTGGCGCTGGACCATTCCAATCAGGCAACCCGAGGTGAAGGTGACGTTCTGGGCACCGATTTCTTCAAGGTCCCGCCAGTTGAACAGGGGCTTGAGTTCAGACCCGTGGCGCTCTACCGGAGCCTTGGACAGTAGCCGCACGATAATCTCGTAAGCGGCTTGGTCCAGAGCGTGAATGGTAAGGTGGTAATACTTGTTGTACTTCTTCGCGTCCTGAATGCCGAACGACTTCAGGATGGGGCACTCTGCGTCAAAGAAGTACGCCTCAATTCCCAGAATGGGAGTCAGGCCCTTGGCCTTGGCGAGGTCATAGACCTTCCGTGCGGCCCCAAGGCTGCCATGGTCGGTGACAGTCAAGTACCCAGTGCCAAGCTCCAGTTCGCGCTCTGCGAAGGCTTCCGGGGTGCTGCCAGAGTCGAGGGACTGGGGGTGAACGTGGGGCGAAACGAAGGGCTTGAAGGTCATTTGCGGGGTCTATAACCTGAAATGCGAAACCCCGCTTTCGCGGGGTCTCTTTTAGTCCTGCACGTTCATCACTTGGCGAAGCTTGGCGACCACGTTTTGGTACATATCTTGCACTTGGTCTTCCGTCATCAACAGGGCTTGGGCCACAATCCGGTCTGGGCAGCCTTCGGGGTACCTCTCTAGCAGGCGGCTGAGCGAATACTCAAACCGTTTGAGGCAGATGTAGTCCTCGTCGTCAATCAGCCGGGTTCGGGCTTCGTTCAACGCTCTCGGTAGTGGTAGATTTGTCCCCATTGACTTAGCTCTTTTTTGTACTTGTTCAGTTCTTTTTCGAGGTTTTGGACCGCAAGCTGAAGGCTGTCTCGGGCTGCGGTGTGTCTATGTAGCTCGTCTTTCAGCCATTCAAGGTTCTTCAGGGTGTCCTTGATAAGCTTGCGGGCATCCCTGTATTTTTCTAGCATGACAACCTGCGCTTCGCTCTTCAAGAAACGCAGATTGTACTTAGCGATACTCAAAACCTGCTTGGCTTCGTCCTGTCTTCGCTTGACCGATGCTACTTCCGTGGTCATGGCTGCCAAAACGGACTTGGCCTCTTGAATTTCGTCTGCTAGGTCTTCGATGGCCGATTCGATGGTGGCGTATTCACTCTTGGTCATACTCCATAGCCATCATAGGGGAGGATAATCTTGTTTAGGGTAGCGTCTTTGTCGGTGCTGGAATCGACTTGGATATAACGGTAATCCCCTACAACATGACCGGGAACTGACTCCCACATGACCTGTCCGCAGGTAGACTCAAACAGTCCGATGGACAACGCATACTCATCTGTCGGAATGAGACAGCCATTCGTAATTACGGTAGCCCCGTTTGACAGCGTCACGCAAGAGTTGACGTGTACATGGCCGACCACGAACAGGTTGTACTCCTGCTTGTCCGGGAGCGCCGCGTTGATTTTGTTAATCTGCGTCTCTAGCGACTTGACGTTGATGGTGCTTCCCGGGTAGCCAACGTTTAGCACCGTGTCGCCATGAGTTGCGAAAATGCGCTTATCAAAAGCATTGACAGTGATGTAAGGCGGCTCAGGAACAAAGAACTGGACGTTTGCCAGAGACTCGCAGCCCACCTTCACCGCATCATACAACATGTTCTCAAAGCTGTCCGTCTTCTCCAGCGTGGCGCGGTCCTTGTGGCGGGAGGTGTTGCGCCCGTGGTTGCCGGGGGTACAATGGACCTTGACCCGCTTGAAGTGCTGGGATACAAACGAGACAAACTGCTTTAGGTAGTAGAGCGAAGCCCCGAACTGCTGGCGGAGGGGTGCGCCGTCCCGAGGGTCATGTAGCTGGCCCTGAAAAATGTCGCCCGCAATGTAGACGTGTAGCTCGGTCACATCCCGGTACTGGAGCTTGTACTCGCAAACCTGCTGCGCTACAGCCGCCAAACGGCGGGACTCCTGTAGGGGGCCATACTTGAGCGGGGTGCGACGGCCACTCAATAGGCTGCCAAAGTGCAGGTCGGATAGAAAGATGTTGAGAATGCGCTCCGTGGGAGTCTTGTCCTTACGGAGATTGTACTTGCTCGGGACGACCTTGGGCTGCTCCCGGAGCATCTCCCGGTACTCATCCAAGACAAGGCGGTCCCGCGCTACCGCCTCTGCTGTCTTGGAATTCTTCTTCGACTGGTATACCGCCTTGTCCTCCAAGGCGCGGGTACGCAAGAACTCGATAATCTGGTCGTCCTGCTGCTTCCGTAGCTCTTTGACGGTCTTCTTGGAGGACATTCTGTAATTACTCCGCCGTGGTGTTAGAGGTCGTGTTCGCCGCGTTGTTCGTGTTCGCGGCGGCAGCGTCCATGGCCTCGGCAGCAGCGTTGGCCGCAGCCTGCACGATGTTGTAGATTTCCTTGACCTCAAACGTGCCGGTGTCGGTGTCTAGCTTGAAGCCCACGGTGGCATTGCGGAGCTTGTCCTGATACTCCAGAGCAATCTGCGAGAACTGTAGCTGCACGCGGCCAGTCGTGTTGACCGGGGCGTTGCTCTTATCGGTCTCGTAGCCAATGATAAACGAGTCGTTACCAATTGTATCTGCGGCTACCAATACCCCCTGCTCAACAAGCTTGGCTACCTGCTCAGCGGACTGCTGGGCGCGTAGCTTCGCCTTGTTCTCGCGCTCTGCTACTACCAGCGCCGTAACCGTATCCACCCCGACGTGGCGAATGACCGCATCAACAATCTCCGTAATGCCCGAAAGCTGGTTCTGAAGAACCGACACGGCGTTGTTGAACTGGGCCGTCACCGTCTGGAAATCACCCTCTAGACCGTCTAGACGCTCTAGGGCGGTACGGACCTTCTGACGCTGACTGACCTGCGAAGCAAGACTCGACATTTTGATTACTCTCCGGATACGAGGTGTTTGGTTAGTACGTCTACCAGCGGGTCTACAGCTAGGTTCGCAAGCTGCTGGTGAGCCTGAGAATTGGACAACTGGGTCAACTGCGGTCCGGTCGGCATCGGTACAGGCTTGCTTACCGGGGAAGTCCCCTGCGGGGTAACGTCGATTTCAACGGTACGCCCATCGGGGGCAACGATTTGCTTATAACGCTTCTTGATGCGGCCACTTACCTGCTCGGGCTCAGAATTCGCCTTGGCCTCCTTCTTTGGCTCGGGCTTCGGGGCTGGACGGGAGGCGGTTTCGGCCTTGCGGACTACCTGCTTGGGAGCGGGAGCGGTCTTCTTAAGGGCTGGAGGAGCCTTTGCGGCAGGCGCAGCCACCTGACGCAGGGACGGAGCCGGGGGAGGAGCAGCCTTTACGGGCTCCGCAAGCTCGGGCTTGCGCAGGATTTTGCTGGCAACCGTCTTCAGGGCGCTCACTTCGGCCTCGGTAAATACGTCCTTGGCTGGGGCAGTCTCCTGCTTGATGCCCAGTAGCACCTCTAGGCGATTACGAATGAAGCCCCGCACCTCCTTCTCGACCTCGACCGCCGCCGGGGTCATGTCCCCGAACAGGTGGTCATTGAGAAGTAGGCGGTAGTAGCTTGCAATCTCCAGCCGCTGCTCCACTTCGGAAAGCTGGTCGTCGAACGCAGCTTCCTGCTCCTGCTGCTCTAGCTGCTGCACGACCTGCTCGGCGGCCTCTTCGGAGTCCGCAAACTGGCTGGGGTCATCAGAAAAACTGAATGGCATTTTGTGTCCTTTGGTTTAACGACCGGTGCTACCAAAACCGCTCTCGCCACGCTGGGTACCGCTTAGCTCGGTGGTCTCGACTACTTCGGGGATTACAACCTTGGCTACCACTAGCTGGGCAATCCGGTCGCCCTTGTGACCAATGAACGTGCGGAGGCCGTGGTTAATGAGAATGACCTTGATTTCCCCTCTGTAATCTTCGTCAATGGTCCCCGGGGAGTTGAGTACCGTCACCCCGTGCTTGGCGGCTAGCCCGGAACGGGGGCGCACCTGTCCCTCATGGCTGGGAGGCAGTTCCATGGCGAGGCCCGTAGGCACCAGCTTGATATCGCCCGGGTTGAGAATGAACTCTTCCACGCAGCACAGGTCCAGACCTGCGGCTAGAGCGGTTCCCCGAGTGGGAATTACGGCATCTTCGTGTAGCTTCAGGAACTTAACGGTCATGGTAATCGTGGTATAACGCAAAAAGACAAAGGCCCCAGCGGATTGCCGCTAGAGCCTCTGCCTTCGGGACCAAGGGGTGCTACAGACTACTTGATGGGGCAACTTCCATTCTGGCACTCTAGACTATCGAGGTCGCTGCCACTCCCCACCGCATCTACGTTCACCGGGGAGATTTTGGAAGACAGCTTCTCAAACTGCTCCTTCGTGATGGCTTCCTTCGGAGCCTGCTTGAAACCATGCTCGGAATGGCAGAGGAACGAAATGGTCTTGAGGTACTGGAGGTTATCGGCAAGCCACTTCTTCAGTTCCGGTAGCTCTTCCCGCTTGTAATACACGGTCACCGAAACCGCTTGGTCGGCCCAGTGCTTCTGAGCCATCCTGAGCACATCTAGCTGCTGCCAAGTGGTCCAATTTTCGTCTGCTACAGGAGCACCTTCGGGAGCCTGCTCGTAGAAGTCAACCACCACGGTGTTGTGGTCGAGCGTACCATCAAAGCGCACCACCGGCTCAATATGGTGACCCGCAGCAGCAAGCAAGGGGACAAGCGGGTCCGCAGAAGAGAAGCGTACACGCTGGATGTAGTACCGGCTGTAGGCTGCGTGGATGCCTTCGTACCCGCGCATATCATACATCTTGGAGATGGTCCCGGACGGCTTGATGACCGTGGTGCGGATGGACTCGGGGATGCCTAGCTCACGGCTGTACTTGACATTCTCGTCCTGAATGGCCGCATACGCCCGGTCGAGATGCTCCGGGGTAAACAGCGGGCTCTGGAGACAGCCGGTAATGCCAGTCCCAATGCGCCGGTTGCGCTTGATGACCTCGTCGCACTTGGGCTGGTGGTACTTCTCCATGGTTACCCGCTTGCCCCAACGGTGCATGAGCCGACCGGCCTCTACAAACTCGTCTGGGCTGGCGATATGGGGTAGGGCAATCTCCTGTAGATTGCAGGGCTCCCCGTCCTCCAGCGTGGCCTCTGCGCAGGGATTGACTACGATGGCCGAGTCCTTCTTCAACTCGCCCATACGCCCGTACTTCTGGATGTTGGTACGATTGACAATACCAAACGGCTCGCCCTGCTCGTAGGTCTTCCAGAACAGCGGGTGCAGGTCCTCTACGTCATCCACTACTACGCTGAAATTCGCCATGGCCCGTTGGGTGGGGATGGGGCCGAGGTCCCAACGCTTGGCCTTGAGGTATTCCTTGTCGAAAGCGTCACCAAGAATGATAATAGCAGAGCGGCGCACGTTACCCGCTACTACCATCTCGCCAATTGAGCAGAGAATGTCTGCTGCGTCAATCGGGCGAATGGAACGGCCTTCCCGGGCCTGTAGGATGGCAGTCAGCTTCTCAATGTAGTTGATGAGAGGGAGCGGGCCAGAGGCGGTTCCACCAAAGCCCTTGATGACCTCCCCGGCCCCACGAATGACGACCGTGGAATACTCTACAGACTTGCCTGTGACGAAGAATGCCTCCAGCACGCGGCGGGTAAGTTCGCACCAGCCTTCCCGACTGTCTGGGACAATGAATGAAGCGTCCTTGGTGGACTTGTGGACCACCTTGACGTTCTTTTTGACCTTGGGGAGCTTGGAGACGAAGCGGTGCTCTACGCTCATGCCCACGCCACCACCCAGCATCAGGAGGTCCTGCGCAAGCACGAAGTTGTACCAATCGTCCCCAGTCACGCCCCAGCAGTTAACCAGAGCCGCTCCGCCCAGAGTAGAATGAGAGGGAGCGCCCGAGAACCAGTACCCACGGCCCGCAGGGCCCGCCTTGCGCTCGGTCAGGAAGTAGCGCAGGCGATTGATTTCATTCTCTGACAAGTTGTGCCCACGGACATTCCCGCCGATGACACGCTCTACCGTATCATTCCAAGACTCTACAAAACCGAAGTCCTTGCGGGCGTAGGTGCGCTTGAAGACTACTGATGCTAGGTTACTCCAGTCAGACATTGCCATTTCTCCTTACTTCTTTCCGTCGCAGTGGGGAACACCGTTGTATAGCGCGAGACCCAAGCAGATAGCGTCAGCTACGTCATCGTCTTTGGCCTTGAGCGACAGGCCGAACATCTGGTTGACTAATCGGATGGCTACGTGCTTCTTATTGACTTTGCCCCGAACGCCCATCTGCTTCTTGAGTTCCGCGAACTTCTTCAGGTCCAGTTTACCGTCCGTTTTTGCCTTTTGCTTGGCTTTCGCTACCTTTGCGTTCTGTTTCTTGTCCTCCTTCGACAGCATCCCCCCAACCGACTTGCGCCAATCTGACGTGTTGATGTAGACCACCTTGGCCTTGGTGTCTAGCAGAGTGTGCAACACCGCGTAGTGCAGGAACTCCAGAATCTTTTGCGTATACCGGCTACGGCTACCATTCGTCTCTTCGATAACGATGACGTCCGGGCGGTGCTTGGCTAATTGGTCCTGAATCAGCAGGGCCATGTTCTTGGCTGCGTAGTAGTAGGAAAATGGGTACGGCCCATAATCCTCAATGCGCTTATCATTCTGAATGGAGCCCTGCTCCAGAAGCTTGACCTCTCCGTCGTGCTCCTGCACACTGTAGCCGGTACTGGTCGAAATGTCTAGGGCAAATACTATCATTGTTGACTCCGGAAAAGGCAAAACTCCGGAAGGCTTCGATGCTGCAAGCCGTCCGGAGTTTCGGCAAACGCATGGCTCATCATGCATTCGCTATGGCACATCATTCACTAACTAAGGTTGGCCATAATCTCGCTTAGACAGATACAGTTTCGCAAACCTTGCGCACTCTAGATTTGCTTGATGCGCATCGTGATTATTCAGCATCACCTTGGTTACCAAGTCTTTGGCTACTTCAAAAGTTGTTGCTCGCGCATTAACGATGGGACGGGTTAGGTCTGACTCTCGGTGGCATACATATTCCCAAAAAGCGCCACTGGTAACACTCAAGATTTGCACCACACTGGCGATATAACCTCCGCCCTTAAAGTGGTACATCATGGAGCCGTCAGGCCAATGCTGAACAGTCCAAATCAAAGGGGTAGGAAATGGAGTTTTTGACATTGTTTTTCCGTTGGCTAGAAAAGGCGGGGGTGGCGCTGTTTTACTCGGCAGTCCCCCGGACACAGAGAAGCGCCCGCTTAGCTGCCGAAAGCATACTAATGGGGGGTTGCGTCAAACTCGCCAGCAGCCTTACCGGTGTCTTCCAAGACGCGCTTGCAGAACTGAATCTTCAAGCGGTTCATCTTGGTACCGTCTCGGTAGACCTCATTGGCGAGCTTGGCTGCCTCTACCTTGTCCTGAAGGTCAGTGTCGTCCTCCTTGGCCTTCATCAACTCCTCTTGGTCAAGAGCAGTCTGCGCAATCTTGGCGCGAATGGCCTCCTCAGACATTCCGGCGATAGCATCCCGGAACTCCTCGGGCAGAGCGGCGAACTTGTCCTTCTTTGGTCCCTTCGGGCGTCCCATCTCGTCTCCGTGTTGTAGTTGGTGTTACGATGAGCTTATAACGGCTAAATCAAGGACACCCCGTTGCGCAGTTCCACGTCCACGAACTGGGTAAACATCTCCTTGAACTCGGTGGCGTGGTCTACTACCAAAACGAGGCGGTCCTGCGCGTACTGTGACAGGATTGTCATACCGCTCTCCTTAGAAACGATATCGAGACCTTCAAAAGCCTCGTCCAGCACCAGCCACCCCGGGACAATACCGGCGCGGCGGCTGACCACGGAACTCACGGCAAGGTCCACAGCCAGTTCTACAGACGTCAGCATGCCGCCCGAGCAGCCGCTCTTGAGCGGGGCTTCGATGCCGTTAAACGAGACCATGGGTATAATTGACTTTTTGATGGTGCCCTTCTGGGTGGCGGTCTCGGACGCAAACCGTACCGTAACATGCTGAGCATTCGGTAGTCCAGACAAAATCTCATTGGTCTCAGCCGAAATCTCGTCCAGAACCTCATCAAAGATGCGCCCGAGGAAGCCTTCCCGGCCTACCAGCTTGATGAAGTCCTGCTCGGCCTGAATCTGGACCTTGAACGCACTGGCCTTCTGCTCTACGTCGGCCAGATAAACCTCGGCCTCTCCCAGCCGCTGCTGGACCTGCTGGAGGCGTTGCGCTTCCCGGGCGTTGCTGTCCGTTGCGGCCTTGAGGCTAGTTTGGGCCTGAAACAGGTCGTTCCGGGCGGCCAATTCCTCTTCCTGCTGTGTCTGCACTGCTAGCTGAGCCTCCTTGACAAAAGACTCAAATCGCTGGGTTACCGCAAGCACCTGCTGCTGGCGCTTGAACTCGGCTGCCTGCCTCTGTCCAGCCACCGCCACCTGCGCCGTAGCAAGGTCAGTAGTCAGCTTGGACTTGACGGTGCCCAGCTTCTCAATCATCGGGTCTGGCTCAAACGTGCTGAGTGCGTCTGCTTCCTTTTCTAGCGGAAGAAGCAGGTCCAGAGCAAGCTCGTGGTCCTGCATCGTTTTGGCATCTTCAGAGTTCTGCTTTGCAAGAGCGGCAATCCGGTCTTGCGCCTCGTCCCACTGACGTTCACAAGTAGGGCAGATTGACTGTTGAAGCTTGGTAATCTCTTTGGTCCGAGACTGAATCTGGCTGTGAATCTGAAGCGACTCAAGCTGGCGCTTACGGAGGTTTGTGACCCGTTGCCCAATTTCGCGCAGTTGCGCAAGTCGTGCAACGTCCCTCTCCTTATCGGCCGCCTTCAGCTTGTCAATCCTCTCGTTGACATTTGCGAGCAGGTCCGATACCCGTCTCACCTCGGACATGTCTGGCTCAAACGCCACCACGGGGATGGCTGCTAGCTCCCGGTCCCGGTCAAAGATAACGGTCTGTAGATACTCCTTGACATTTTCCAGCCTCTTCTTGGCGTCTACATGCTCGGCTTCAGCTTCCTTAGCGGCAGTCTTCAAGGGCTCGACGTCTACGTGCGTCAAGCTCTGGAGGTCGGCTCGATACCGGTCCACAGTCAGCTTGGCGGGCTCAATCTGGCTCAAGGTGGCGTGGCCGTCCTTCTCCAGCTTCTTGATGTTCTCGCCTGCCTGCTCGACTGCCTGCTCAAAACGCTCCAGCCCCAATACGGCGGTCAAAAACGACTTCTTCTCGGAATCGGTCTTGGACAGGAACAGCCCGCGCTCCTGCTGGGCACGGTAGGTCAGCGCCGAGAGTAGGTCCGCAGAAAGCCCCAGCGCCTCCCGGAGCTTGTTCTCTACCAGCGAAGCCGAGCCAGCCACCTTCTTGCCATTGACGGTGACCGACAGCTTCTCGCCCCGGGTAATGACGATTTCGTCATCTTTGGCCGTCAACTCCAGCTTGACAGACATGGGCTCTTCGGTAAGCCAAGACTGGAGGGCGGTGGCAGGGAAGGGGCTGTAGCCAAGCGCGTAGGCAATCGCTAGGTTGATGGATGACTTGCCCGAGCCGCTGCTTCCGCCCGTGTCGTGATTCTTCCCACGAATGAGAACAAGCCCCTTTTCCGGGAACTCGACCGTGCAAGTGTCCTTGAACGAGCGGAACGCCTTAAGAGTGAGCTTGCGCAGGTGGATAGCGGCCATGCTCACCTATAACGGCTACTTTCGCCGGTAGGCGTTTTGCTCATCCGGGTCGAGAGCAAGGTTGTAGTCGTGGACTACCTTCCAAGCCCCGCTGTCAAAAGCCATGTTGGACAGGGGCCGAGGACGGGCGTTAGTTGCAATCTCTTCATCGTCGCACAGCAAAGAGAAGACGGTGCCACCATCCTCGTGCTTGAGAACGATGCGCACCGTCTTCCCGCTCATCTTCATATTCTTCATGGCTTTTGCTTTGAGCGTTCCTTGAAGACTTCCTCGGCATTTGCAATCCGAGTAACCTTCCGAGGCATCCAGCCGTTGTCCAGCGTCTCTGTGATGCTGGCGGTGGCGGGTTGCATGCTGCGTTTCATCTGCCCACCACACTCACAGTTAAAGCCCTTGTCCGCATCCGCCGCCTGCATCAGCCGCCTGCGCTCTTTCTGGCAGGCTTCGCATTGGAAGTAGTACAAAGGCATGGCTGCTTACTCCTCGTAGTACCGCCCCTCAGAGTCGTAGCTGCCAACCTTGCCAGACTTTGGAGCGTTGCGCTTATACATCTTGTACTGGTCCCATAGGGCGGATACCGCGAATCCAGCACCGATGCCAGCGAAGAAAGCGAGGATTGACATGGCTTACTTCTTCCCCTTCTTGGAGGTAGGCTTCGTCTTGGAGGACTTCTCGCTCTTCTTGTCCTGAGCAACGGGCTTTAGCACAATCACTGTGCCAGCAAACGGGCTATCGGGAGTGCCAAGTTCAGGCTTCTTTAGCTCAATGCTGCCAATCGGACTGGTCAGTCCAGAACCTGGGGAAACAACGACGGCCGACTCTACTGGCGCTGCCTTTGCAGAAAGGTCCGAAGGAATGAGAATGGGAAGCTTCTTCTCTAGCTCTCGTAGGCAGTAGTCGAGCATCGACACTCGACGGGCCAGTAGCACTAGAGACATGAGAGACAGCATGCCGTAAACGGCGGCGACGATAACGATAAGTAGGGAGGTAGTGTCCATGGTGGTGTATATAACCTAGCTTTAGTCCAAGTTGGTAGGGTCAATCATTCCGCCGTCTCGGAGATACTGATTCGTCTCCCGAGCTTCAGTACGCTCTAGCTCTGCGTCACGCTTAAACACTACCGCGCCACCCAGAGTGCCTAGCAGGCCCGCAATGGAAATAGAGTTGCGGATGGCTTCTAGGACAGCAGGCGTGGAGTCTAGTAGACCGCCACTACGAGCATCCACGTACTGGAAGTTGAGAGCGTCATAAGCAGAGGGCTCATGTCCAGCAGTAATCCGATTGCCCACTGTGTGAATCGTATCATTGATTTCATCCTGAGACATGCCCGCATTCTGGAGCAGACGGGTTACCGGGGCAAGCAGGGCGGGACGGAGAACCGCGTCCACGACCTCGTCGTTCAGCGCCTTAAGCTCGCTGTGAAGCTTGATGAGGGTCCAGCCGCCACCGGGAAGGGTGCCGTGCTTGATGGCTCCACGAACCGCTGCAACAGCGTCCTCGGCGCGGTCCCGCTTCTCCCTGAGTTCTCCACTGGAGGGACCGACAACCTTCAGCTTGGCAATGCCGCCGGTCAGCTTACCAATACGCTCGTTGAGGATAGCGGTCTCGTAAATCGAGGTCTCCTGATTGAGCAGGCTCTTTAGCTGGTCCACGCGGTCCAGTACCGTCAACTCGTTGAGCGGCGTGCCGTCCGGCATGTGCCCGCACATCACGGAAGAGCGGAAACGGCCGCACTCAAAGTGCTTTGCCTGTAGCCCAATGTCGTGCAGGGTGGCTACGTCGAACGGCTTGTTGAGCGGGTCGAGGATGGTAGCGCCTGTGTAGGCGGCTACGTCCTGTAGGAACGCAAGCTCGCTGCCCTGTACAGCGTTCTGGGGAGCAAGCAGCGGAAATACGTTGATGCTACCAATCTCAGCGAAATTGGTGGCGAGGTTTGCCAGCACGGTGTCGGAGAACCCAGTCGCCACCAGCACGATGTTGTGGCGGAAGCCGTCAGTCTGCCAAGCACTACCAATCTCGGAGAAGAACTTGATGAGCGTCTGGATATCCGTCACTCGCCCATGGTAACAGACAAAGGCGGGGTTCTCCATCTTGCACATTTGCGTGCCGGGGTCGTTGATGAACTTCCCATAGAACTTGCCGCAGGAGTCCTCGTACCCCATGCCAATCGGGAAGCCCTCGATGCGCTCCACCTCGTAGGACGAAGGGCCGCTAATCTCCGAAATGGTCACGTTGCCGTCGTCGCCCACAAGCTCAAAGCACTGGATGACGGCATTGGCAAGGGCCTCGTCTCCGTTGGCAGACACACGGGCAACCGAGCGCAGAGCCTCCTTGCCCTCCGGGGTATTAAAGTCCGCCTTAGTTGACAGGCCGTTTATGGCCGGGGCAATGTTTGTGGTGAACACGCTCTCCAGCTTGCGGACAATCTTCTGCGGGCTGTACCGGGGATTCTTGGCTACGAACGAGTTGGAGTACCGGACAATCGCTTCGGCCAGTACAGTGGCAGTCGTAGTGCCGTCCCCTGCCTCGGTTGCTGTACGTACAGACGCATCCCGAGCGGTCTCCATGATGACGTGCGCCACGGGGTCATCGAAACCCAAGTTGCGGAATACGGTCACGCCGTCCTTGGTGACCATGGCAGGCATACCAAACTCCTGCCGCTCAATCAAAACGGGCTGTCCACCCGGGCCGAGTGTTGAGCCAACGATATCCGCAATGGTCTTCATGGTGCTTAGCACCTTGTTTGACAGCGAGCCTCCCTTGACCTCGACAGCCTTGGAGACCGACTTTACCTTTGCGTAACTTGTTGACATTTCTACTCCTTGGGCTCAGAACCGAATCGAATGTAACGCTTGTTGAACCAGCTTTTGGGGGTATTTTGGTATCTACGGGTCTTCCAGTAGACAAGACCTTGCCCCTTCAACCAGTGCAAATAACGTGAAATCTGTTTGCCGCAGCAGCCAAGCGCCTCGCCTAGCTCGTCGTCGGTCAAATCCACGTACCCGTACTCCTGCTTTGCGAACAGGTACTCGTAAAGTTGCTGTGCCTTTTGAGCAAATTGCCCTACAGGGCGTCCCGGACGCTTCTTTTCCGCAGTCATGGGGTCAACGTAGCTGGAACCGGTTGTGGGTGTCAAGTGCCCTCCCATTTTTGTCCCGACTCATCGACAATAACGTCCGGACTTAGATGTAAGTAATGATATAGATACTAACTACAATCTAACTACCAATTCTTAAATTCTATATATGTAGCTAAGGAGGGACTTTTAGCTTCCGCCCTAAGAAGGGACTTTTGAAGGCTACCCTTAAGGAGGGACGTTTTCATTTGCTTGAACGGACAAAAACCCAGATAACGTCCCTTCTTCATTTCTGATTTAGCCCTATATAGGTCTAAGGAGGGACAAAAACTGGCGCATGAAGGGACTTTAGCACGGCTTCCTCTAAGGAGGAACCAAAATACGCAAAGAGGTGCTTTGGTATAGTTTTTGAGCATTAAAGTCCGACCTTCAGTCCGGATTCAGCCATATCTAGCTTAAGGAGGGACTTTTTTCAAAGCTGCGTTATGGTACAAGCAAACGAAGTCGATTGCAAGCTCTTTCCTGCGTTATACAGGGGGTATGCTTGTGTCTTTCGTTGGCTCTCCGTGCAGTGGCAAGACGACTACAGCGGCATCCGTGTTTGCCGAACTCAAGGCAAGCGGGTTGCCAGCCGAGTTCGTGGGTGAGCATGCGCGTTTGTATATTGCCCAAGCCAAGTGCAAGGCCATGGACAACAACGTCCCGTTTGAGCTAACGGACGAAGACCAGCGTAAGATTTTCATCAATCAGTACGAGATTGAGAAAACGATGACCCGGGTGTGTGGACCCGAAGTTGTTGTCATTTCCGATAGCTGCCCGCTTAACAGCCTGCTCTACATGAACGATTTGAACCTGTTCGTTCAGCCGGACGCTTTCATTTCTGAAGTCGCTAACTCGCTAGAGCTTATCTTTGTTTGCGACCCTGTCAAGCCTGCAACTTCGATTGACCCGAATCGCATTCACGACGAAGAGCAGTCGAAGGCTATCCACGCCAAGATTGAGCCCATGCTAGCAAAGTGGGCTCCGCATATCAAGACCGTTCCGCTGTTCGGTCCCAATAGCGCACGGGTAGGCACTGTCCTACGGCATTTGTACTCACGGACGGTTTGGTAATGCCCATCGTCATTGAGTCGCCTACGGTAGCTCGGCTGGTTGGCTACGAAGGCAGGGAAGAAGAACTCCGTCGCCTGCTTCGCTACCACGACAAAAAGGTTGACTTTGAAATCCAGAAGTTCAAGAACAGCCCCTACAACCTCCAGCGTCTAGGGGAAGAGGAGTTCAAGGCTCGGCTGGATGCTCTCAAGGCAGAGCGAATCAAGTATCTTGTTTTCCGGGATGAGCAGGGGCTGTGGACGTACAGCGGGTTGGCAAACAAGACCGCTCTGCATTTCCAAGACACGATTGAAAACAAGGTCGAGTACCCCGAGCGTGAGTCTTGTCCTTGGCACCGTGTATTGGACAAGGAGCCTCGTCCCTACCAGCAGCAGGCGGTAGAGAGGCTGATTGAAGGCAAGCATGCAGGCGTGGAGAAGGGGACTGGTCTAGGCAAGTCTCTGGATATCATGCTGCTGGCCAAGCACCACGGACTTAAGACCATCATCATGGCTCCGTCCGTATCCATTGCAGGTCAGCTTTACGAGGACTTCCTGCACTACTTTGGTCCCAAGAACGTAGGCAAGTTCTACGGCGGCAAGAAGGAATCCCAGAAGCGGTTCGTGGTGGCTGTGGCTGCCTCCTTGACTCGGGTAGAGCAGGGCACCAAGGACTGGGACAACTTGTCCAAGGCCAAGGTCTTTATCGCAGACGAGTCGCACCTGTGCCCCGCTTCGACGCTGTTGGAGGTCTGCTTTGGACTGGTTCGGAATGCTCCTTACCGCTATTTCTTCTCTGCCACCCAAATCCGAAACGACGGTCTGGACTTGGTTTTGGAAGGCATCACGGGACCTATCGTATTCCGTATGTCCGTCCGGGAAGGCATCGAACAAGGGTACCTAGCGAAGCCTTTGTTCAAGCTCATTCGCACCAAGTCGGCTAGCCAGTACCATTCTCGTGATGTAAACAACATGACCCGCAAGCACTTGCTGTACAACCCGGCGGTCAATAAGGCCGCTGGGGAACTTGCGAACAAGGCTGTGGACCTGCTTGGTCACTCGGTTCTCATTCTGGTAGACGAAATTGAGCAGTTCTCCCACCTGCTTCCCTACCTAAAGCACCCCGCCAAGTTTGCCCATGGTGGAGTCACCAAAGAGAACAAGGGCAGCCTGCCTCCAGAGTATCACGACAGCGACCCTGCTGCCCTTGTGGAGGAATTCAACGCAGGGAAGCTACCCATCCTCGTGGGCACCTCCTGCATCTCGACTGGGACCGATATCCGAGCCGTCAAGACCATGATTTACCTCATGGGCGGCAAGTCGGAAATTCAGGTGAAACAAGCGGTCGGGCGTTGTACACGTAAGGTGCCCGGTAAAGACTCCTGCATGGTCATCGACTTCGACGTTGTCAATATCGAATCGCAGCACCGCCACGCCCAAACCCGTAAGCTCATCTACGATGACATTTATGGTCCCGTAGCCGAGATTGATTGGTAACATATATGCCACTAATCGTAGACGACGAGCACTTCCAGTCATTCGCCTCTGTCCTAGAGCAGGCCATTGAGAAGTATGGCAACCTAGAAGAGGAGGACCTGCTTGCTCGGCAGAAGCGTCAAGTCGAAAAGCTGGTCAAGCTGGAGAAGGACTTCCGTAAGACCCTGATTGCTCATCCTTGGGGCGGAACTGTCTACAGGGCGTTTATTTCGATGATTTGTGATGAGCGCCGAAACATCTTGGCTGCTCGACCTTTCTTCCGAGAGCGCCAGCCTGTATTTACCCAGAAAATCTCCAAGGCGCTTAAGAGCCGTAATGAGAAGGCTCTCCAAAAGTTTCATTTCAACTTTACCTTTGTCACCTTTGTGCTCAGGTCCCGTAAGTGGCCCAAGGGCAGTCAGATTGTGAAGCTGGCCAAGGACATTGCTGACATTCGCCAAGAGATTATTGAGATGAACATGCCCTTGGCAATCAGCCGGGCAAGCATCTTCTGGCGCAAGACTCCCAAGGCCCAGCTTTCCTACATGGACCTTGTGCAGATTGCTTGTGAAGGGCTAATGTCCGCCGTGGACAAGTTCTGCCTGCCTTTCTCCCGGGTGTTCCGAGCCGTTGCGATTGGCCGCATGCTGGGGAATTTCATTGAGCAGTACAGTGAAACCTTGGTTCATTTCTACCCAGTTGACAAGCGCAAAATCTACCGCGCCAACAAGCTAATGAAGCATTTCCCGGATGGGGTGGACTTTGACTTGCTGGCTGCCGCTGTCAATAAGGAAGTGGACGACGGCCACCTTACCACCCCGGCTGAGATTGCGGACCTCCTAGCTGCCGCTTCGTGCGTTTCGACGGACACCTCTGCCCCCAACGACCCGGAAGAGTCTGAGGTGCTGGATACCTACGTGGCAGACGTCACTTCGCAGCCTGACTACCAATACGAACAACATGAAGCTCGCCAAGTGCTGGCTTCTGCTCTAGGCAGCCTAGACCCGCTGGAGCGTAAGCTGCTCAAAATGAAGGGGATTTCGTTTTAGTTTCTGCGTTATAGAGTCGTTGGAGGAAGCCATGACTACTACCGTTAGCACAACTCGTAATCCCGCCATGACTCTCAAGGTAGAGCCCCAGTTCTATGTCCCAGCAAACAAGGTGGCTCTGACCCCCTTCCCAACGCTGGCCGTGGAGAAGCAGAACACGAGCGGGTTCGTAACAGTGAAGAACAAGCTCTCCCTTGTTCCGCTCAAGGTTGTTTTTGGTAACGAAAACTCGACCGGCACCACTATTTACGCTCCCACCCACAGCACGGCTTTTGTCCGGGGTGACTCTGTAACCCAGTTGTGGGCCAAGGAGATTTACGAGGTAGATGGCATCCAGTTCATCCTTGCTCCCGTCGATGCGGTTCAGTTGGTGAGCCGCTAATGCGAGTCCTTTTCGTGGGAGACCCGCACGTCAAGCCAAGCGAGCTACAGGACTGCGAACGGTTGATGGAGATGGTAAAGCGAGTGGCCACCTTTGAACAGGTGAGCCACATCGTGCTTTTGGGGGACTTGTTTCATACCCATTCCATCATCCATCTGGAGGTGCTGGACTTCTGGACTCACTGGCTTCCTCGCCTTTCCCAGAACCATGCAGTAGTGGCTTTGGTGGGCAACCACGACAAGTCCGGGGATAACGACGACCCCGCCCATGCCTTGATGAGTCTACGCCAATACGCAAGCGTGGTGGACTCTCCTACGGTCATTGAGAACGTCCTGTTCCTGCCTTACTACGCAGACCAGTCCAAGCTGGTTGAGTTTGCCAATGCCTCTTCGCAGTGGAAGACTTTGGTGTGCCATGCCACGTTTGACGGCTCTACGTATGACAATGGCTTCTACGCCAAGGACGCACTGGACCCTAATCTACTTCATGTAGAGCACATCATCTCCGGGCACATTCACACCCCGCAAACGTTCGGCAAGGTGTGGTACCCGGGTGCTCCGCGTTGGCAGACTGTGTCCGACGCCAACATCGACCGCCATATCTGGGTAGTTGACTTTCAAAACGGACGCCCCACCGACAAGAAGTCCTATGATACGAGTGCTGCATGTCTCAAAATCCTGAATTTGAAAGATTCTCCGGAAGCTCCTCTCGACCCCAAGCTGGTGGAGGAACTGGCGGTTACGGCGAAGGTATGCGTGGATTTGAAGGGGCCGGAAGCCTACATCCAACAGCGCAAGGAACTGTACTCGCGGCTGCCGGTAAGGTTGAGGACTTTCAGGGAGACAGCATCGGGACCTACAGTGAAGGAATCGGAGGGGATTCAGATAGCATTTCTGAATTTCCTGCATTCTGGCGCGATTGGCTACGTAACGTCTCTTGAGCAGCTACAGCAGATGGCCAAGGAGCGGCTAGGGGTATGAAGCAGGTAGAGGCGGGCGACAGGCTAGAGCAGCTAGTGGCTTTGAAGTCCATCACCAAAATGACCGGTGGCCTGCACGAGGCGCAGGTGCTTCAGCTACGCATGTGGCCCATGGTGATTGCGGAAGAGGTCGAGAAGTCCGAGACCCAGATTGACATTCCCAAAAAGAAGGTCCTGTTCAAGCTCTTTCTCAATAAGCCCGCCCCTGCCGACATGAAGCAACGTCTAGCCAAGCTCCGGGAGAATGTAGAGTGGCTGCTCGGGGAAGACTGGGCGGTGGATTGGGAGGTGTCGAATGTCCGAAAAAATCGTCGTCGTTCAGGATAAGCTGACGCCCCGGGAGCGGTCTGCCTACGAGTTTTTGGTAAAGGCAAATCAGCCCCGCCTGTCCCCTACGCTGTCTTCCCAACTATACGAGTTGTTCCTTGCCGGGAAAAGCTGCGAAGAAATCACGCGGCTGAACCCCGGCATTTCGCTTGGGCAAGTGGTCCGTGCCCGGGTAGAAGACAACTGGGACGACCGAAAAGAGCGCCACACTACCCAGCTAATGGATAACATCCGTGAGCGGGTGCAACACTCGACCATTGAGAACGTGGCGTTCTTGTCCGACCTGCTTGCCGCTACGCGCAAGTATTACGGCGACAAGATTGCCAAGTACCTCCAGACCGGGAATGTAGACGACCTCGGCGCAACTGTCAACCTCATCGGCTCCATGAAGGCATTCAAGGAGACGGCCGAGCTAATGATGAAGATGACCGGCCAAGAGAGCACCAAGGCCGAAATCATCCACCGCCACACCGTAGACCAGCCGGTTCCTACCGAAACGACTTTGAGCGAAGACCAAGCCGCTCAAATCCTCGCCATTTTTGATAGCAAGGAAAAGAAGAATGAGTAAGTGGATGACAAGGCTCGTATTGGCATTCGGCCCGTTTTTCGTTGGCTTGTACTTACGCCACATTTACCGTCGCTGGTCTTGGCTGTATCGCTGGTTGTGGGAGCGCAAATATCGGAACGTGCCCTTGACCGAGTACACAGGTTTCATCGAACTTGCCCGGACGGTACGCAAGAAGAAATGGGTGGCTGACGGGCCAAAACAGCTTTGGGATGCCATTTCGACCCCTCAAGCAGCCCAGCGGCTGATTGATACGAATGACTCCAAGCAGTCGTTTGATTGCGACGAGTTTGCTATCTACCTGTGCAACGTCATCTGGAATGCCATGAAGAAAGGTACTTTCAATGACCGTAACCTCGTGGAGGCGTGCTTCTTCACGGTGACGTGGATTATTCCGTCTACCGGGGAGATGGGCGGGCATAACGTTTGTGGGCTCAAGTGGACTCATTCCGGCAAAGATGTGTATGGCTACATGGACTACGGAATGCCCCTCATGGCTATGTTTAGCTGGAACGAGGTCGCTGAGCGGGTCCGCATTCGTTATGCAGGCGTCAAGGAGGTTGTCAGCCTTGGCTGGTCCCGGCACACTCCGGAGTTGGACTTCATCGAAGCGAGCAAGTAATGGCCGCCATCCCATCCGAAGAAGAGCTACTCCGCAAGGCGCTGTTCGTCCCCTGCAACAACAAGGAGGCGCTGCACCGCTGGATTAAGGTCTATCTTGGGGTGGACATGCCGGACTGCTTGGTGGACCCATCTTCCACCGCCAGTGCCATGGACGTCATTTGGGAAATCTACAGCGTGGTTCGTAACCGCACGCCCGGATTTACTCAATCGCTCGCATTCTCATCCCGAGACTCGTTCAAAACGCTCAGCGCCTCCATCGTTGAGGTGCTGATGCTTGCGCATTTGGAATGGAATGTCGCTCACATGGCGGCAATCTTACCCCAAGCAAAGAAGTCACAGCAGTACGTTAAGAAGTTTTTTAATCGCCCTTTCTTGCGGGACTTCGTAACCTCGACCAACGAACGGATGGTCGAGATTACCCGTTACCGAAACCGTAAGACGGGCGAGTTTCTGTCTCCGAAGGAGTTTGAGACAGCAGTAGACAAGGCGGGATACGAAGAACTCAAGAACTACATTTCAATTGTTGTGGCCACCTTGCAGGGCGCTAACTCGGAGCACGTACCGTTCATGTGCGTAGACGAGGTAGACGTAGTGGAAAACCCCGATGCCTACGAGGAAGCCAAGTTCATTCCCGCCCCGTTTCAGGGGCAGCCACCCATCACCCTACTTACGTCCACACGTAAGTTCTCATTCGGTCTTGTCCAAAAAGAGATTGATAACGCACATGAAACTGGTCTACACATTCGCCATTGGAACATCATCGACGTCACGGAAGCTTGTCCGCCCGAGCGTCACCTTCCCGAAGAACCCAAAATTGCCATCTATCGTTCCGATGACACACTTCGTGCCATCCCCGAGAAAGACTATCAAGCCCTCTCCCCTGAAGACCAAGCCAAATACATTGCGGACCAAGGCTACGCGGGCTGCCTAAAGAACTGCAAGCTGTTCGCGGTGTGTAAGGGCAGGCTGGCGACCGAGCAGAAGTCCCGGTCGCCCCTGCTCAAGCCTATTGACCACGTCATCGGCCAGTTCCGAAAAGTCTCCATCAACAAGGCCAAGGCCCAGTTGATGTGCTGGAAGCCCTCCACGGAGGGTTTGATTTACCCCAACTTTGAGCGGGAAATCCACATGCTGACCGCCTCTCAGATGGCGGAAAAGCTGACTGGAATGACATTCCCAGCGAATTTCAGCAAGGCGGAACTTCTCGACTTGATGCAGAAGCGTGAAGTGCTGTTCTATTCTGGCCTCGACCACGGTTACACGCACAACTTCGCAAACGTGACGGGCGCTCTGGACGCTAAGCGTCTATTCGTAATCGACGTTATATCTCAGCCAGAGTTGGAATTGTCTCAGAAGATTGAGGCACTCGAAAGAATCAAGCACTTGAATCCTGTCATTTTCCCGGACCCAGAAGACCCCGCGAGCAATAAAACGCTCGCTCGGCATTTCCGCGTCAAGAATTTCCACAAAGAAAAGGGCTCGGTCATCGGTGGCATTGAAGTGGTCCGCATGAAGCTAATGCCCGGAATGTCCCAGCCAGAACTGTTTTTCTTGAAGGGCGACCTTGGGGTGGAGCTATTGTGCAAGCGTCTGTCTCAGTACCACTGGGAACTGGATGCCGCTGGCCGCCCCACGGATGTTCCGGATGACGAGGACGACGACGAAGTTGACGCATTGCGGTACTTGTGCATGAACCTGTTTGCTCCCAAGGGCAAGTTTGGTATGGTCCGGGACGAAAAACCGGTAACGCCCACCGCAGCAGACGCCAACACCTACACCCAGCAGAACTGGGCTCAGAAAATCATTACCGAGCAGATTGGTAGCAACCCCCAGTCCGAATCGACCGGCTCAGCAGGCAAGCGCGGCGGGTTCATGTGGGACGTGTAAGACGTAATCTTTAGCCCAAAGGACTCCCTTAAAATGGCTGACGCAATCTTGAACATCGTTTCATCGGCTGTCGCATTTGGCGACGGTAGCCCAACGAGCAATCCAAAGCTCCGGTACTTTGACTGGAGTCGTCAGTCGCAGGGCGTACCCGTCTCCAATCCCCGTTCGGAGTGCGTAGTTCTGGACCCCGGCCAGTCCAAGACGATGTTTGATGGTACCCGTACCACGTCTATTGACGGCACAACGCAGTTTCAGGTCACGCTGAATCCGATGGACCCCTCCCTGTACCGCTTTACGTGGGTTTCGGGGGCTTTGCCGGTCTTTCGGGTAGCTCGTGCTACCAATCTATCGGGGACACAGGTTACCGTTACCACCGCCGCCAATGGCTCTGCCACGTTCTCCGTTTCCTCTGGCACGCCCTTTAGCGGCGTACAAAGTGGAGACATTGTCTTTATCCCGGGCATTTCAACTGGCGACCCTGCCAGTCCGTTCAGCGATATCAATACGGGTTACTGGGAGGTGTTGGGGGCGTCCGGCACTGCCCTACAGGCCACCCGGCTTGCTGGCCAGCAGTTTGTGGGAATCAACGAGCAAGTGACTGTGACCGATGCCGCTCAGTTCCAAATTTTCTCCTCTACGGGCGTGCAAGTAGGCGACAAGGTGGAGATTTCCAGCGGTTTTGCTATTGCTACCCGCAAGACGTATGAGGTTGTAGCCGTCAACCCCAAGTGGGTAGAGGTCGTTTCGACTTCCCCGCTGGCCCTAGAGACCGCTGCCCCGGGCATGGGCGGCATGTCCTTCTATACCTCTTCTAAGCGTTTTGTGCGCGTAGAGGTGGACCAAGAGGCGCTGGTGCGCATGAATGGCGACACTGGCTCTTCTCAGCGCCTGTCCCCGGTCATCCCGGGCGACAGCCTTCAGACGGCTTGGTTTGAGAAGTTTGGCCCAGCATGGTCGCTGGTAATTGTCAATCGTTCTGCAAGCCGGATGACGGTCAACATGCTGACCTGCGAGTAAACCATGGCTAAGAATGAGACTAAAGTCCAGCTATTTATTGCGGACCCCAACGCTACCCCGGTCAATGACTTGGCCAAGATGGAGGGCGGCGTAAAGGAGGCTCCGTCGCTGGCGAAGTCCATTCTGCGCGTGCTGAATGCGGGTGGAGAGGACACCGTAGAGCGCCTTGCGTTTGAAGTAGACCCTTCGCTCAATAACGAGTATCAGGCGCTGTACAAGGGCAAGATTCGGCTCATTCCGGACTTCCTGCTCAAGCGCATTGCCATTCAGGATGACCTCGTTGCGGCCATCCTGAATGCTCGGTCCAACCAGCTTTCCATCTTTGGCCGTCCCCAGCCTGACCGCTTCTCTACTGGTTTCAAAATCGAGCCCCGCAAGGAAGTGTTGGAGCGGGCTTCCGCCGAAGAGAAGAAGGCCATTCAGGCTCGTATTGAGAAGGCCACCAAGAAGCTTCTGCACTGCGGCGACACTCGTGGCTGGTCCGACGACGAGAAAATGTCGTTTTCCCAGTGGCTTTACATGTCCACCCGTGATGCTCTTACAGTGGGTCGCATTGCCACGGAAATCATCTATGTACTGGATGAGGATTCCGGCAAGCAGGTCTTCCATGGGTTCCGTCCTATCGACGCGGGAACCGTTTACAAGGCGTCTAAGCACAAAGCCGCTGCTCAATCTGTTCGCCACCAAGCCAAGCGGCTGCTAGAGCAGCTAAAGAACGAGAAGTTTGAGTCCGAGCGTTTCATGGCGGACGAGTACGCTTGGGTGCAGGTCATCGACGGCAAGCCTGTGCAGGTGTTCACAGACACCGAATGCGTTGTTCACAATTTCTATCCTGTGACGGACGTGGCTCTTAACGGCTACCCGCTGACGCCAATTGACACTGTCATTTCGGCGGTAACCACCCACATCAACATCACCACGCACAACAAGCTCTACTTCCAGAGCGGTCGTGCGACCCGTGGCATGTTGGTCATCAAGTCCAACGACATTCAGCCCAAGGACTTGAAGGAAATCCGCAGCCAGTTCAACAACTCTATCAATAACGTCTCCAACTCGTGGCGCATGCCCGTGTTCTCCGTGGGCGGAGACGATGATATTGTGTGGTCGCCTATTGACAACGGTGGCCGGGACATGGAATTCCAGTACATGTCCGACACGAACGCCCGTGTCATCTTGTCGGCGTTCCAGATGAGCCCGGAAGAGCTTCCCGGCTACGCTCACCTTTCCCGTGGTACCAACAACCAAGCGTTGTCCGAGTCGAACAACGAGTATCAGCTAGAAGCTCACCGCGACCTCGGCATCCGTCCTCTCATCAAGCATTTCGAGGACTTTGTCAACGAGTCCTTGTTGCCCCTGATTGACGAAGGGCTGGCAAAGGTCGCGTCCCTGCATCTGGTAGGCATCAACGCTGAGACGGCGGAAAAGGAGTCCATCCGCCTCCAGCAGGACATGCCTGTCCACATGACCTTTGACGAGGTGCTCGCCAAGGTCGAAAAGACGCCTATTGGTAAGCGTTGGGGCGGTGAGTTCCCGCTCAACGCCAGCTTCCAAGTCATCCTCGATAAGTACATGACGGTGGGGCAGATTCTGGAGCAGTTCTTTGGCGTGGAAGGCGCAGCCAAGGACCCTCAGTACGCCTACGTCCGGGACCCGTTCTGGTTCCAGAACGTCCAGTTGCAGCAGGCTCAGCAGCAAATGCAGATGCAACAGCAGCAGATGCAGGCCCAAGCCCAGCAGCCGCAGCAGGGCCAGCTACCTCCGGGACAGGATGGCGGACAGGGCCAGCCCGAGGCGTCTGCGCAAGCGCCACAGGGGCAGGAGCAGCAGCAGGGTGACGCACAGACTCAGCAGAACCCACAGCAGGAACAAAATGTGGGTCAGCCAGAACAGGATGCTGCACCTGAACTGACACAGGGCATTGACCAAGCGTTGGGTCTTTTGGGTAAGTCGGAGAAGGACCTTCCTCCCACCAAGCGCCGCATTTTGGCGCAGCACAAGAAGATGGTCAAGACCATCATGGACGCTTGGGAGCAAGACTCCCGTAAGGCGCTGGACGAGATTTTGGATGTGGCCGAGAAGCATGCTCCGAAGGGATAGATTGTGCCTAAACCCAAGAAGCTCGCCAAGGCCCAGAAGAACAAGTCGCGCCCTAGCCTGCTAGGCAAGGGGGCAATCAAGGCCATTCATTCGGCCCTAGACAGCCTCTTTGATAAAATCAAGGCCCGTTTCCTTGGCCCCAAGTCTTTGGGCGGCAAGCAGATTCGGTTCACCTACGAGCGGCCACTATCAATCCCGGGCCTGTATGAGTCCGGGCTGATTGCGGACGGAGCCAAGCCCAACCTCGACACGCTGGACAGCCTTGTCCATGTGGCGGGCGGGTACGTGGATTCCCTCCGGGAGAACTCCAAGGCCAACGTAGTCCATACCATTCAATCGTTCATCCGGGACGCCCACCAGCGGGATATTCAGACCGACTTCCGTACCATTCTGGGCGGGCAGCTAGCGGACCTCTGGGCCTCCACCAGCGGCAAGCTGGAGAGGATTGTTGATACCGAGGCCACCAAGGTGCGCAATGTTTCAGCCCTTGAGGGCATTCTAGAAATCAACGCCTCTAGGGGCATTGAAGATGCAGTGGTGTACTGGATTGTAGTGAAGGACGGGGCTTTGTGCAATGAGTGCCGCCGCCTCCATCTTATGGGCGACGGGCACACACCCCGGCTCTGGTTCATGTCGGAAGTCAAGCAGGGCTACCATAAGCGCGGCGAAGATGCCCCGGCTATTGGCGGGCTGCACCCGCACTGCCTAACCGGCAACATGCGCATCCACACTGACCGTGGTATGCTGACCGCCAAGGAGCTTTTTGAGCAGGGCGGCAACCTCAAGGCGGTTGTGGACGAGCGGGTCAAGGTTCGGCGTCAGGGCAACAACCAGTTTGGCGCAGAGCTAGAGGGCCAAGTGTGGTACCACCGCCACGCCTCCGGGGCTCGCTTGCTGGACGCAACTCACGTTTATGATACTGGCGTTCAGCCGTGTTACCGGATTGAGCTAGACTCTGGTCACGTTATCGAGGTCTCGGAAGGCCACGAAATGTGGGTGGATGACGGCAATGCTGGCGTCAAAATCCGTGCGGACAAGCTCAAGGTCGGAGACAAGGTTCCGTTGCTGTCCGGAGAGGGCGCTTTTGGCAGTGACTCTTTCCCAGAGCTTGCCGAGTTGATGGGCAACCTGATGGGAGATGGGACTCTAAACGACACTGCTCAATTCCATTTCTTTGGGGATGACATTGAGTACGGTCGTCACCTCAAGGCTATGGCCGCCAAGTTTAGCGACAGGCTGGACGGCGAGATGACCGTTTATCCACCGAATAACAAATACTCGGTAGACCACGCTACTTTCAATAGCCAAGTTCTGCGCCGTATTTTTGTGGAGGAGTTTGGGCTATCCAAGACCCCCCGTCGAGTTCCGGCACGAATTTGGGGCGCAGACAAGGCTACCGTAGCTGGTTACGTTCGGGGTCTATTCGCGGCTGACGGGCATTCCGAAGTAACTCCATCGGTGGTATTGGCTCAGAACGATTCGGAGTTCCTGCGCGAAATCCAAGCCCTGCTATCTAATTTTGGTATTCGTTCACGCATCTTTAAGCATGACGAAGCCATGCAGAAGACCATCACCTATGCCGATGGCTCTCAATACGTTACGGAGCGCAAAGAGTGCTGGCGTCTTCACGTCGGTGGCTGGGAACAGGTCAATCGTTTCGCTACCGAAATTGGGCTCGGCGTTCCCGCTAAACAGCGCAAGCTGCTAGAGCGCCTAGAGGCTACTAAGGAGAATGGACGCCACGGAGCGTGGCGTACTGCGAGGGTGCTATCCATTGCGTCTATTGGCGAACAGCAAACCTACTGCCTAACTGAGCATAAGACCAATACCATCACGGTGAACGGTATTGTAACGGGCAACTGCCGGTGCAGCATGGTAACGCTGCTCCCCGGCTACGGCTTTGACGCTGGTGGCAAGGTGGAGTTCAAGAAGTTCGGCTACAACGCCATCAACGTCCAGCGCGGCACCAACAAGGCTGAAGACGCCTTCCCCGGCCTGTTGCTTGCCAAGGACGGCGAAGACGAGCACGATGCTGAAGACTTGGAAAAGGCTCTTCCGCCCTACAATCCGGCCACGGACACCTCGGACAAGGAGCGCCAGACAATCTCGGACTGGCAGAACTACGCCGATACCAAGTCCCGGAACGCCATCCCACGGCTTATTGGCGCAGGACGGGAGCGTGCCCTGCACAAGCTTCATGGGAAGACTGAAGCTCGCCGTAATCCCACCACAGGCGAGCGCGAGTTCTTGCTCCACCGGGGCGTGGGGAACACGGACAAGCTCCAGATTGAGAACGGCGTAGTTTCACACAAGGGCGTGGGCTCGTGGACGTTTGACCCAGAGATTGCCCAGTCTTTTGGTAAGCGCCGCAAAGGAACGGTGTCGGCGTGGATTCCCGAAAGCGCCATCCACCATGTTCTAGACCAAGTCGGCTACGTCAACGACGGCGCTACGGCCGGGATACACGGCAACAAGCCCAAGCCGGGGATTTCGGTACCGCACCCTACCGACCCCAACGCAATCCCACGGGCGATTGGCAAGCCCGGATACCGCGAAGGAGAGATTCTGGTAAAGCTGCCCAAGGGGGCACACGTCCACAAGTGGGAGCCTAGCCCTCCCGCTTAACATGCGGGAACCAGTAGCAGTCGTTGTAGGCTCGGAACTCCCAGCCCTCGTCGCCAACCGTTAAGTATCCCTTAACAGTTCGCCCCTTGAACCTACAGGCAGCCGGAATGCTGAAGTATGTATCCGGCTCGCCTTGTGCGTACACCGTCCGGCGACCAAAGACGGTGGGGCAGTTGCGAACGAGGGACAGGGTGTGGCCGCCCATCCAGTAGGCGTACCACGGAACTGCCCCGTTCGGGAACTCCTGCTTGCTCGGCGCTTCTGC